TCACTAGACAATGCACAACTGAGATAACTGTCTCACTTGTGCACTGGTACTGAGTACTACTTAGGCATTACAGCATTGAGATATTCTGTGTAGCACCTGTCCGACTCTGTCCATATTCCCAAGTCTGCATACTTGTCGTACAACAACAACCACACTTCACTAACTGGCAAACCTTTTCTACTTGCGTAGGCTTGCACATTTTCCAATGTTGCGCTCATAGGCGAACCCTCTTTCTCTGTTGGACTGAGCGTGCCGTTCACGCCCTGCTTCCTACTACTAGAGGGGGGCTAATTAGTGAGCGTTCTTGTGCTTGGGCGCAAACAAGCAAACCATGCACAAGCAAGCAACCCCTGCCACCCCCCATGCAGGCCCCCCCCACCACCCGCCACGTTAAATGGATGGTTCCCGCTGAGGGCCGTAGAGACTGTTTGCCAAAAGGGGGTGGGGGATAGAAGAAAAGGGATGCTAACCCTTGCATTATTTGGTTTTGCGGGTTTTTTTCTTTTTGTTTGCTTTTGACTGTTCGCTGATTGCAATGGCGATAGCCTGTTTTCGGCTGGTTACTACTGGTCCTTTTTTGGAACCGCTATGTAGTGTGCCCGTTTTCCATTCGTGCATGACTTTGTTTACTTTGGTTTTTTTACTTGCCATTTTTAGCCTTCAGTCTTTTGCTCATTGCTGCTGCTTTGCTTTTTGCATCAGCCTTAGATGATGCTCCCCAAGCGTTGAGCGATAACAGCAGTCTGGTTGGTTCTCCATTGGGTTTACGTTCTGGTCCGGGCATGTTACCCATTCTGGCTAAGAATGATGCTCTACGAGGGTTATCTCCAGATTTGACTGGTGCTCGCAACGTTCCACCCGTTTGTGCTTTGTATGAAGCCCTGCCTTTGGCATTAAGACCGCCTTTAGGGTTTTTCCCTTCTTTGCGTTGCCATGCAGCACTACTCATCTTTGGATTCCTTTTCTTCGCTTTTTGATGCGTTCTTGGTTATTGGACCGCCAGTTACCCAAGCATCACAGGTTCGGTCTCCTGCGCATTTGAAGTCAAAGATTTCGCAGTAACCAAGTTTGGCTGTGTTGATAATGTCCCATGCTGATGACATTGGCTCATCGCCAAGTCCTTTCTCAATGCAGGAAAGTATGTCGGGTGATTGGATAAAAGCGGCACAGTTCTTGCAACGTGCTTTCTTAACTTCGGGAAGGGTAACTTTCCACATCTTGGCTTTCTTGGTCCAAAAACCATTGTTTGGAAGGGCTGGTGTCAAGGGACCATAATTTGCATTGTCAATCGCTTTTTGGCGATTGGCAATGTTGATAGTGATGTCTTGTGTTGCCGGAGGACAACCATTGATTAGTTTTTCTTCAGCCATTTTACTTGTCCTTTGAACCTGTGCTTGCAGCCTACGAGCCAACCTTCGCTCTGTAGGAGCGAGGTTGGACATGTCTTGTTTTCCCCCCTCCCCTACCCCTCCCCCCGTTCGTTACATAACTCACAGTGAGAATATAACCACGCACAGTGGTTGTAACGAACTGCCTTATTAGCAATGAAACAGAACGAAGAGTTAACCCTTACAGCACAACAACAGGAATACCTTGATTGGTTGCTGACTGCTCCGAGCGAGCGTCAGCCACCCTCAAAGAAACAGATGGCTTTGCATGTCGGAGTAGATGTTAAGACACTCCGCCGCTGGGAAAAGAAAGACACCTTCCTCAGTCAGTGGAAAGAAGCGGTGGACGAAGTTCAGGGGTCTCCTGAGCGCACTCAGAGACTCCTAGACACGTTGTACGCCAAAGCACTAGACGGTGACACCAAATCCGCACAGTTGTATTTGCAGGCGACTAACCGTATGGCTCCGCCTACGGTAACGGTTAACTCTAATAAGAAAGCAGCAGAACTTTCTGATGCTGAGTTGGATTCTTTGATTGCTGCGGTAGCGGAGCGAGAGAAGGCTCAACGTACACACTTGAAGGCTTTGTGAATATGGTCGAATGTCCAGAGTGTGGCGAGGAGTATCCACCTGTGGCTACACATTGGATTTGTCCAGCGTGTGGGATTGACGATAAGGCACAGCCAAAGATGGCGGTGTTTGAAATGAGGGATTATGGCGACAACTAACGATGCTATGTATGCAGAGTTGGTAGTTCTATACCCGGATGCAGGTAAAACGCTTGGGGACTTGTTGTACACTCATTGGGTTACTACTGGTTTGGCTTATCGTGGTACAGCAGAACGTGATTACTACATCGCACAAGGTGCAACAAGTTATACCTTGGGTGACTTGGCTAATGAGTTTTGGTCTGATGCCGACTTTGTTGTTAGCAACTTAGAACTTGAAGATGGTAACGATTTACTCTTAGAAGATGGAACCTCGTTTGCTTTAATGGAGATTGGTAATGCCTGATAAGAAGATTACGCAACTAGATGCTTTAACATCTTTAACTGCTGATGATGTATTTTTAGTTGTTGATGACCCAGCCGGTACACCAACATCAAAGAAGGTAACTGCAGCAAACCTTGCTACGTACACAAGTACTGGTTTGGCTACTTTGGCTAGCCCAACATTTACTGGTACTGTCTCGGGTATAACAAAAACTATGGTTGGCTTAGGCTCTGTAGATAACACTGCTGATACTGCAAAACCTGTATCTACCGCACAGCAAACCGCTCTTGACCTAAAATCAAATCTTGCGTCGCCAACATTTACTGGCACCCCACTTTCTACTACTGCAGCCGTAGATACAAATACAACTCAGGTTGCTACTACTGCTTATGTTGTTGGTCAGGGTTATGCAAAGTTGGCTTCGCCAACATTGACGGGTACTCCACTTGCACCTACGGCTACTGCAGGAACAAGCACAACACAGATTGCTACAACAGCGTTTGCTGACCCACAAGGGGACCAGTTTGTGTTGTCGGCGGCAATTTTCACCAGTTAGGTAACGATTCAGGAGAACATATATGGCAACTTTCACTAAAATAGCATTCAACCCTGCTGGCGGTACTCCTGCTGGAACAGGTTTAGGCATTCCAGTCACAGCAACAACTGCAGGTACGGTAGGAACAGTTATTCATACTGCTTCAACAACACCTGCAACTATTGACGAAGTGTGGATTTACGCACAGAACTACGATACCACAGACCGCAAACTTACAATTCAGTGGGGTGCAGCAACTGCTGGAACAAACGAAATTGAATACACAGTTAAAGCAGAAAATGGTTTATATCTAGTCGTGCCGGGTCTCATTATGCAAGGCAATGCTACTGCAAAAGTTATTTCTGCTATTGCTGCAACCGCAACTGCAATTGTTCTTTACGGGTACGTCAACCGTATTGCCTAAGGGGTACTGAGTGCCTTCGTTTTTAACTAATACTGCTGGTGGCAAATCTGTTGCCACTATGAAAGCACCACGCAGTAGGCGTGGTGACACTGGTCAGGTTGCGTCTTACTGGTCTGGCGGTAGTACTGGTGCTACTCCTACGGTTGAGTATTTGGTTGTTGCTGGTGGCGGTCCATCTGGAGGAGCAAACGGTTCATACCTTTCTGGTGGTGGTGGTGGTGCTGGTGGTTTAAGAACTTCTGTTATTGGTGCAACTAGCGGTAGAAACTCATCTGCTGAATCAGTGTTTACTATTTCTGCTGGAACCGCATATACGGTAACTGTTGGCGCTGGTGGTGCTGGTGGTTCTTACAATGGGCAGAACGGTAGCAACTCTGTTTTTGCATCAATTACTTCCACTGGTGGTGGTCGTGGTGGTAACGGAGAAACTGGAACAACCGTGTTTGGTGCTACTGGTGGTTCGGGTGGTGGTCAGGGTACTAGCAACTCATCTGGTGCAGGTTCTGGAACCTCTGCACAAGGTTGGGGTGGGTACAACGCAGGAGTAGTTTATTATTCTGGTGGTGGTGGTGGAGCAAGTAATGCTGGTGGTTCTGAATTTAGTAATCGCCAATATGGCGGAACGGGATTGCAAAACAGCATTACTGGAACATCGGTTTATTACGCAGGTGGAGGTGGTGGAGCGTACAACCAACCATCAGGTGGTGTAGATACTTCGTCACTCGGCGGTGGTGGTGCAGGTGGCACAGGTCGTGACTCTTTCGGAACAGCAGGAACAACAAACACAGGAGGCGGCGGCGGTGGACCAAACTGCTATCAGAATGGCCGCACAGGTGCTGCTGGAGGTTCAGGAATTGTAGTTATTCGTTATCCTGATTCATACCCAAACATTGTTTCTATTGACGCTGGTTTAACAAAAACTGGTGGTGGAACAACACCAACTACAACAACTGGTGGATACAAGATTTATGTATTTACTGGCGGCACTGGAACGATTATATTCTGATGGCACATTACGCATTTCTTGATGAAAACAATATTGTGACTGAAGTTATTGTTGGTCGTGATGAAACAGAAGTTGTTAATGGTATTTCTGATTGGGAAACACACTATGGAAATATTCGTGGACAAGTTTGTAAACGAACTTCATATAACAGCAATATTCGTAGATATTACGCTGGTATAGGTTTTTCGTATGACCCAGTACGAGATGAGTTTGTGTTGCCTAAACCTTATCCTTCATGGTCTTTGGATTTTAATAATGATTGGCAAGCACCAGTACAGAAACCATCTGAGGATGGTTTGTGGTCTTGGCACGAGGACACACAGGAATGGACACGATAACGCTAGGTGCGTTTGCTCGTTCGGGTAATCACTACTTTGAACACTTAGTACAAACAGCATTGATTGATGTTGAGTTTAATTGGCTTTCACATCGCATTAGTGATTGGGATAATCAACTAAACCGTGTAACCATTATTCGCAATCCAGTTGACTCTATTGCTTCATGGATTTCAACCACTGAAGATGAACGATTAAATCGTGCTGAACAAGTTTTGGAATGGTATATTTCGTATTATGAAAAAGTTGATTCATTGGACAAAATTGTTGTTTTGCCATTTGAGCAATTAATCAATGATTCTCTTGGTTCGATAAACCATGTTTGTGATGTTTATGGATTGAATAAATCTTTCTTTTCTAGCAACGATACCCTCAGGGCTGCTTTTAGTGATTCTGTTGATTATAGGTGGGCTAACTGGACCAATCAAGATTTGTCTCAAATAAAGTATGAAATAAAGAATAACTATCTATTCAAAGATGCAACAAAGATTTACAAAAAACTATGCGTTCCCGTTGGATAATCTTTGTTCCAGTAGCAATACTGGCATTATGGTCTACCGTTGTAAAAGCAGACGCACTTGGAGACTGGACTGCATCGCAGTCATGTCTCAACTCAGGTTCTGTTGAGGTTATTAATAATTCAATTCTTATTACTGGTCCAGATGGTAATGGCTGTTCTGGTAAGCCACATTGGACAAAAATTGAGACCACAATTCCCAAAGGTGTAAACAGTGTGTCGTTTAATTGGTCTTATTGGACTAATGATGGTGCTTACTATGACCCACCACAATATGCAGTCAATGGTGTTTACACACAATTGACACAACAGAATACAGCCTCTGGTTCATTAACTGTGCCTGTAGTTGTTGGTGATATATTTACATTTAGGCAATATTCAATTGACACGTGCTGTGCACCGGGTCACTTACAGATAAGTAATCTTTCACTATGGGAATTTACAACAACATCCACACCACAGACGACGACGAGTATTACTACTGTCCCCGAAACGACTGTCCCTGTCACCAGCACGACTACTACGATAGTTCCAGAAACCTCAACCTCAAGTACGAGTACAACGACGAGCACGACGTCTACTTCAACTACGTCAACCACGACTACTACAACAACAAGTACTACTCTTCCTGAGCCAGAGCCAACATTGTTTTTGCCCACCACAACGGAGCCAGAATCAACAACCACCACAGAGGTGACGCTTCCAGAACAAACAACCACGACAGTTGAAGAAGTGACCACAACAACTGAGGAAGTGACCACAACATCTGAAGCACCTATTGAAACTACCACAACGGTAGAGTCAAATTTAGAGCCAAATTTAGAGCCATTGGCTGAAGAGGAAGTCACGGCTTTAATTGCTGAAGCAACAACGACAGAAGAACTTATTGCCGTGCTTGAGAACTTAACGCCAGAACAGGTGGAGCAGGTAGTTGACCAGATTCTGGCACAGGAAGAACCACCTACCCCTGAGCAGGCTGTCGCTTTGGCGACCAGCCCAGAGGTGCTGTCAGTTGTGACTCCACAGCAGGCGGTTGAAATCTTTGAGTCCTTGGATGTGGCCGAACTGAGTAGCGAGGAAAAAGATGCGGTCACAGAGGCTGTCCAGTACGCACCTCTACAGGTGCGACAGGCGTTTGAAGACACAATTGACATCTTCTCTGATGACTTCGGTGATTACGTTCCTTTGGGCTCTTCTGTGCCTGTAAATACACGCCGTACCCTTATTGCCGTAGCGGCTGGTGCTACAACGATAGCGGTCAGCCGACGCAAACAGTAACGAATTGGGCTAATAGCGTGAAGAAACTCCTATCCGAAATCCATGCTTTGACATGGACACTTGCTGGCACCGGTATGGTGCTCATCACGCTGTCTGGTCAGACCAAGGCTTTAGGTTGGAGTATCACCGTAATAGCCGTGATAATCCATTTACTCGGCGTAATGTTCAAGGAGAACAATGAATAAGGCAAAAGATATTGCAGGTAGAATTGTTGCACTGTTCCTGACTAACGCTTTGGGCGTTGTCACTGGTGCTGCAGTAATAGCCCCAGACTTGGAAGTATGGAAGTCGGCTTTGATTGCTGGCGCAGTTTCCATCTTCAAGGTTGCAGAGGGTCTTGCCAAGGCAAGCATTGATGGTGTTCTCACCAAAGATGAAATTGATGCAGCATTTGGTGCAAGTCCTAAAAAGATTGCAGCCAAGAAAGTAGCCGCTAAGAAGGCATAATGGAACTCACTGACCTTCTCAATGAGAGGGAGTGGAGAAAATGCAAAGGTCGTGAAGGTGCAACCACCGAGGAATTGGTGGCTGCATTTTCGCACTTCTGTGCAACCCATTGGATGATTCGACACCCTGAGCGGGGTCGTATTAAGTTTGTCTTGCGTGAAGCCCAAGAAGAGACTGTAAGAGTCTGGATTGACTCTCGCTACAGCATTGTGCTTAAGGCTCGTCAGATTGGGTTCTCCACTCTGGCTGCTGCATTTACATTTTGGGAAACATTCTTTTGGCCTGACCGTTTTACGGTCATGCTTTCACGCACAGAACGTGAAGCATCAAAGTTGTTGCAGAAGACCAAGTATGGCTACAAGATGATGCCTGCATGGATGCGTCAGCGTGGACCAGACCTACAATCAGACAACCAGTTGAAAATGGTTTTTGCAAATGATTCATCAATTGAGTCTTTGCCATCTGGTAATGACCCTGCTCGTGGTGAATCCGTGTATCGAGTTATCATTGACGAAATGGCATTCTTGCCCAACGCTGAAGAAGCGTGGGCATCCATTGAACCAATTGCCGACGTTGGTGGTCGTGTTATTTGTCTAAGCACAGCCAATGGTGAAGGAAACATATTTCACCAGTTGTGGGTCGGTTCACAAACTGAAACAAACAGATTTACTGGTATCTTCTTTCCTTGGTCTGCTGGAGACCGTGACCAAGATTGGTATGAAGCAAAGAAGCGTGACCTTCCAGACTGGCAATTATCACAGGAGTATCCGGATAACCCAGAAGAAGCCTTTATCCGTTCTGGTCGTCCAGTGTTTGATATTGAGACACTTAGATTGATTGACCCAGTTGAACCACATCGTGGTTATCTAAAGAATGAACTTGGCAAGAATGTGTTCACATTTATTGAAGATGGTGGACAGTTGTCAATTTGGGATTTTCCAACTATTAACGAAAACTATGTAATTGGTGCTGACGTTGCAGAAGGTCTTGGGCATGGTGACTATAGTTCTGCGCACATCATTTCTGCTGACACTGGAATGCTTGTAGCCCATTGGCATGGGCATGTTGACCCAGACATCTTTGGAGAAGAAATACTTAGGGCTTTAGGGTATTACTACAACTATGCCCTTGTTGGGGTGGAGTCAAACAACCACGGTTTGACAACTCTAAAAGCCTTGCAGAAAATCTCATATAAAAACATTTATCGTCAACGCAAGATGAATACCAGAAATCCAACACCAGGTGAATCACTGGGTTGGAGAACAACCTCGGTTTCTAAGCCTTTGGCAATTGACGAACTGAATGCTTCCATTCGAGATGGTTCAATTGACATTTATGATAAATCAACCATTGCCGAACTACGAACATTTGTGCGTGAAGCCAACGGCAAAATGCATGGTTCCCCACACGACGACAGGGTGATGTCGTTGGCAATTGGCAACCAAATGCTTAAGCATGTATGGTTGCCTGAATACAGGTATGACCCAAGTCCACCCAAGAACACTCTTGGGTGGTGGGAAAAGTTTCTTATCAAAGAAAAAGGACCAGAAAGAATACCAATTGGTGCGTTTAATAACCGTGAGTAACGAAGTTGGCATATAGTTATGAAAGAATTCCGATGTTTAGAGTGTCTAAATACGTTTATTGACTCAGAATTGCCACGTCGTGGCTCTATCTGTTTTAAGTGCCACATCAAGTCGGTTCGTCTTGGATTCACCTACGGGCAAGAAGATTTCCATGGCCCAACAGTGAAAGAACGGGCAGATGAGCAAGTCCGTGTAGCCAAAGAGGCTGGCATCAATGCCGAGCCAGTAGGCAGCCGTTGGGTTTGAAATGGAGATGGTCTGGGTCCCGATTCTTGTCGCAGTCATCTCAGGACCACTCGTTGTTGTATTACAAAAACTTAGGAAAGAAAACACCAGCCAACACGCAGAAGGACAAATCCTTCTTCGAATGGTTGGTGCAAAAGTTGACAAAATTGGTAGCAAACTTGACCAGCATATTGGTTGGCACGAAGGGAAAAAAGAATGAAAGAATTGATTGATTCACTTAAAGTTTTTCTTGCAGATGCAGTTACCATGAAATTCACCGCACATGGATACCACTGGAATGTTGAAGGTCCAGACTTTAGTCAATACCACGAACTGTTTGAAAACATCTATGTAGATGTTGACGGTTCAATTGACCCAATTGCAGAAGACCTTAGAAAACTAGACGAGTATGCCCCGTTCACTCTTACTGATTTTATTGAGTTTAGAAGTGTAACTTCCGAGGAAGTTACTTCAAGTCCAAAAGACATGGCTAAAGCATTGTTAAAAATGAACACTGAAATACTTAAAACAATTGACAAAGTATTTAAGTTGGCATCTAAAGCCAACGAACAGGGAATTGCAAACTTCCTTGCAGAACGCAATGACATGCACAAAAAGTGGCATTGGCAATTATCCGCATCTGTAAAGTAAGGAAAACTTATGGCACGAAAACCAAATTCTGAAATAATTACCAGTTATAGGAACAAGATTGAACAGTCACGCCGTTGGAGGCGTGAAGAACGTTATGACGACCTTTGGGCACGAATGATTGACATGTACCGTGGAAAGCATTACAAGACCCAGATGCCTGAAGACCGTTTGCTTATCAACATGGCATTTGCAACTATCAACGTTATTTCACCAAGCGTTTCAGTTAACCATCCAAAGATTACCGTTAATGCAAAGAAGTACGAAGATGCTGACCGTGCTGTGCTTACTGAAGAAATTGTCAACTATTGGTGGAGACACTTTGAGTGTCAGCGTGAGTTTCGTCGTTCGGTAAAAGACATGCTTATTGTTGGTCATGGTTGGGTTAAGACTGGTTATCGTTTTGTTGAAAAAGAAAAAACACCATACGATTATGCAGATGAAACTGCATCAGTTGCACCAGAGTCAATTACTGAATCTGAATTAATCATCACAGAAGACAGACCGTTTGTTGAGCGTGTTTCACCGTTTGATGTGTTTGTTGACCCGGATGCTACAAGCATGTCTGATGTTCGCTGGATTGCACAACGTATTCGTCGTCCGCTTGATGCAGTCAAGAAGGACAAACGATACAACAGTTCTGCCCGTCAAGAAGCAAACCCATCACATTATTCAAAGTGGAGTGTTGACGAATGGCGTGGCGATTTACGCCCACGCCGTAGTGACAACCCAGAAGATGCTTATGTAGAAATTTGGGAGTACTACGACCTAGAACGTGACACCCTTTCGGTGTTCTGTGACGGTGGAGATAAGTTCCTTGTCAATCCAACCGAAATACCATTTGCATTTGGACACCCATTTGTGATGTTGCGCAACTACGAAATTCCAGACCACTTCTACCCAATAGGTGAACTGGAAGCAATTGAACCATTGCAGATGGAATTGAACCAGACTCGCACACAGATGATGAATCATCGTAAGAGGTTTGCTCGCAAGTGGTTGTACAGGGAATCAGCCTTTGATGCTGATGGTCGTGCAGCCCTTGAATCAGATGAAGACAATGTGATGGTACCAGTTATATCCGAAGATGGACTTAACAACGCAATTACCCCAATGCCAGCAATCATTAGCCCACCAGAGTTTTACAACCAGTCAACGCTCATCTCTGACGACATTGACCGTGTATCTGGTGTATCTGAATACATGCGTGGTGCTTTGCCAGAAATCCGACGCACAGCAACAGAAGCAGCGATTGCACAGGATGCATCCAATGCTCGTTCATCGGATAAGTTGGCAATTATTGAGCGAGCAATCGGTGACTGTGCTCGCAGACTTGTAATGCTTGCACAGCAGTACATGGTTGGAGAACAGGCAATCAGAATTATTGGCAGACAACAACAACCAGCATGGTTGAACTTTGACCGTGATTATCTAAAGGGCGAGTTTGATTTTGAGGTTGAGGGCGGTTCTACCGCACCAACCAACGAATCATTCCGTCGCCAAATGGCGCTACAGGTTGTAGACGCTATGGCTCCGTTCGTGGGTGCTGGAATTATTGATATGCCAAAACTTGCCAACTTTGTTCTACAGAATGGTTTTGGAATTAAGAATGCAGCATCGTTTGTTGTGCAACCAAGTATGCCTGCACAGCCGATTAGTCCACAGGGTTTACCTCAGATGCCACCTCAGGGAATGCCACAGGGCGCTCCTGAGGGACCACCAATGGGTGGTCCACCACCTGACATGCCGCCAACTGGAGGAATGCCTTTGCCTAGCAACATTCCACCAGAGATATTGGCGCAACTTTTGGCTGGCGGTGCGCCGTTAGCCAATACACAGTTACCCCCAGGTTTGGGATAGGTAACGAAATTAACCTACTAATAGAGCAACCCTTGGAGGACTCAACGCTATGAGCGAAATAATCGGCAATGAAATCACGACTGATGTGACCCCGGATGAACTGGGACAACCACAGGATGTTAGCGATGTAGTTGAAACTCTGACACAAGAAGAAATTGACTTACTTCCTGTTGACGAATACGGAGATAAATATGTTTCCGTAACAGTTAACGGAGAGGAAATTCAAGTTCCCTTGAAGGAGGCGCTCTCTGGATACCAGCGTCAAGCGGACTATACCCGTAAGACTCAGGAACTCAGTGAGCAAAGACGAGCAGTGCAATTTGGGGCTGCTTTGCAAGAAGCCTTGCAAAAAGACCCACGTAACACTCTTGAATTGCTTACACAACATTACGGACTACAGCAGACACCTTCTGAAGAAGAAGACCTGTACATGGACCCAGTTGAAAAGCAGTATCGACAGTTGGAAACACGAATCCAAGCCTTTGAACAACAAAAGGCAATGGATGAGTTGGAAAGAACTGTTGAGTCTTTACAAAAACGATACGGCTCTGATTTTGATGCAAATGAGGTAGTCTCAAAGGCTTTAGCCATTGGGTCGTCTGATTTGGAGGCAGTTTACAAACAGGTTGCATTTGACCGTGTGTACGACGATGCGCTTACAGTGCGCCAACTTCGTGAGAAGAAGGTTCAGGACCAGGCACAGACAGTACAGGCAAAGCGTCAAGCGTCAGTTGTTTCTAGCGGTCCGTCATCGGTCAGTGCAGATGTATCAGCAAAACCAATCACATCACTGCGTGATGCCTATGAAGCCGCAAAACGGCAACACAGCGTCTAGCAATTAAACCCAAGGAGAAATCATCATGGCATCAGCCAATAGTAACTTTGATGCGCTGCTCAGTACAACACTTGCGAACTACCGTTCGCAGTTGACTGACAACGTTTTCACTGCACGTCCACTCACATACACCCTTATGGATAAGGGTCGTATCCGCATGCTTAATGGCGGTACGAAGATTGTTGAACCTCTTATCTACGGTAAGAACTCAACTGTTTCGTCATACAGCGGTTATGACTCACTTGCTTTGACTCCTCAAGAGGGAATCTCGGCAGCAGAATACGACTGGAAGCAGTACGCTGCATCCATCTCGATTTCTGGTCTTGAAGAGGCAAAAAACAACGGTGACCAAGAAATCATCAACTTGTTGGAAGCAAAAATCATGCAGGCTGAAGAGTCAATGCGTGAGTCTTTCAACCAGATGTTCTTCTCAGACGGAACTGGCAACAGTTCAAAAGACTGGAACGGTCTTGGCAACTTGGTTGAATCCGGCAACACTGTTGGAAACATTGACTCAAGTACCTACACATGGTGGAAGTCATACGAAGAGAACACCGCAACGGCATTGACCCTTGCACAAATGAGCACCGCTTACAACAGCGTTTCGGTTGGTAATGACCATCCAGACACCTTGTTGACAACTCAGACTTTGTTTGAGAAGTACGAAGCATTGCTTCAGCCAAACTTGCGTTACACGGATACCAAGACTGCAGATGCTGGATTCCAGAACCTGTTGTTCAAGGCTGCTCCTGTAATGTACGACGTGCATTGCACCGCTGGCGTGTTCTACTTCCTAAACAGCAAGTACATCACTCTCGTTGGTCACTCCAACAAGTGGTTTGCACAGACTGAATTCGTCAAGCCTGAAGACGTTGATGCTCGCTATGCGCTCATCATGTGCTACGGCAACTTGACTGTCCGCAACCGTGCTAAGCAGGGCAAACTCACTGCTAAGACCGCCTAAAACCATTAACCAATAAGGAGAAAAAAAAATGCCACTATTAGCAAATGATACAGATGGTGCTCTCACACGCAAGCGTGTAGAGACATGGGCAGCCCTTCGTGAGAAGGTAACTGTTGTTGCCGCTACCGATGCTGCAACTGTTCAAACAGCAGCACAACTTGCTGGTGCAGGTCGTGTAATTTACACGATGACACCAACAGCAGCCCGTACCCTTACTACACCAACTGGTGCGGAACTGGGTGCAGGTTTTACCGATGAAGCAGTAGGGACCTCATTTGAGTTCACTGTTGTTAACGCTGCAGCAGCAACATACGCAATCACATTGACTGCGGGTGCTTCTGGTGTAACTCTCGGTGGTGTAGCAGGAATGGCTACGATTGCAGCAGCATCGTCAGCAACGTTCCTTGGTGTTTTCACCGCTGCCAACACGGTAACAATTTACCGCAAGTAAGTAATTAAATTGGGGGTGGGCATTTCCTGCCCATCCCCTTTTTACTATTGAGTTAGGAGA